GACTCTGTAGAAGAGTTTGAGATTATTGAAGAGGAGTCTAATAAGAATGCACCTGCTAATTTATATATTAAAGGACCTTATATGATGGCAGAAGGTGTTAATAAAAATAACAGAATGTATCCTCTTGAAGAGCTCGAAAAAGAGGTTGAAAGATATAATGAGAATATGGTATTGCCTGGTAGAGCTATGGGTGAGCTTAATCACCCATCTTCAGCAGATGTTGATCTAGAGAGAGCATGTCATATGATTACCGAGCTTTCACAAGATGGTAATGTTTTTTATGGTAAGTCAAAAGTACTAACTACACCTTGTGGTCAAATTGTTAGATCACTTATTAATGATGGAGTTAAAGTTGGTATGTCTTCTAGGGCACTTGGTACATTAGAGGAGGGATCAACACATAACACTGTAAGAAATCTTAAGCTCGTTGCTGTTGATTGCGTTGCTGACCCTTCTTACCCTAGTGCTTTTGTTAATGGTATTCTAGAATCAAAGCAATGGGTGCTGGCTGATGATGGTAAGTATGAAGAGATATATGATAGATTCGAAGAGTCAATCTCAACACTTCCAAGAAAAGACGTAGATAAGTATCTTTTAGAAAGAATTATGTCGTTTATTGAGAAAATCTAACTAAATATAACATATGTCAGAAGAGGTTAAACCATCAGAAAAAACGAAACAAGATATAAGTAAATTTATCTCCGCTGTTTCTGATAAAAATTATGCTGACGCGCATAAATATTTACAAGGCGCAGTTGAAGATAAAGTATTAACACGTATTAACAAAGCGACCGACAAACCACTTTTCTAATTATGAGCAAGGACCAACTATTACCAGAAAGCGTTAAGGAAGTATTGACTGAAGAGTCAGTACAAACTATCGAAGAAGCAATTAAAGATAAAGTAACATTAGCGGTTGAAGCTGCTCTTACTTCCCAAGATGAGCTTTATTCAGAGAAGCTGCAAGAGCTTGTTCAAGCTATTGACAAAGATCATTCATCTAAACTTAAGCGTATTGTTGAAGCTGTTGATAAGAACAACGCTGATAAGTTAGTTAAAGTTATTCAGAAGTATGAAGGTGAGTTGAGTGGTAGCGCTAAAGAGTTTAAAAATACTCTAGTTGAGTCAATTTCCGACTATTTAGAAGAGTATGTTGATGAGGCTGTACCAGCTGCAGCAATTCTAGAAGCTACACAAAATAAAACAGCGATGGAAGTACTTACAAATCTTCGTAAGGTACTTGCTGTAGATTCAACACTCATGAGTGAGTCTGTCAAAGAGGCAGTAATGGATGGAAAGACACAAATCGATGAGCTTACTTCCAAGTTGGAGGAGGTTGAAAGAGAAAACGCTCTTATTAAAGAAGCATATAATAAGACCAAGGCAGATCTACTACTTGAAGGTAAGACTGCAAAGCTACCAGCTAAGAAAGCTGAGTATATGCGTAAAGTACTAGGTGATAAGACACCTAAGTTTATTGAGGAAAACTTTGAATATACAGCAAGACTGTTTGACAAGAAAGAGTCAGAAAGACTTGAAGTAATTAAAGAAGAGGCTTTTACAAATAGAAAAGTAAAAGCTGATGCACCTGTACGGCAGCTACAGGAAAAGAAAGAAGTTTCCAATCCATATCTAGATGAGCTAGATCGGATGAAGTAATTTTTCCAAATAATATGAGGCATTAGGTGCCTGAATTACCTGGGTTAAATCCCATGAAGGTCGAAATAGAAAGAAACGAAATTATTATGAATAAACCACAATCATTTATTGATCGTAACAGAGCTGACACTCTCCTTGAGAAGTGGGCTCCTGTTCTTGATTATTCATCCGATTCGGTTAAGACAATTAGTGATGACACTACCCGTCTCAATACTGCTATTCTCTTGGAGAACCAAGAGCAGTGGTGTATTGAAGAAGCCAACACCGCTGGTGCTGGTGGTGCTCTTGGTACTGGTGGAGACTACAGTCTCCAAGGTGGTTCCGTCGGAAACGGCGACAACTACGCCCAAGGTGACCAACGTCTTCCTAAAGTTCTTATCCCGATGATTCGTCGTACTTTCCCTGAACTTATCTCCAACGAAATCGTTGGTGTTCAGCCAATGTCAGGTCCTGTTGGACTTGCGTTTGCACTCCGTTACGCTTACCAGAGCGATGAGCTTGGTAGCGGTATCGATGGCAAAGCTACTGGCGGTGGAAGTGGTGGTCATGGTACCAACACATCTACTTACGGTGGTGACCCTGCTACCGAAGAACTCGGATACCAAATGCTTGACACCCGCTTCACTGGTGAAGCTGCTCCTAATACTCTTAGTGGTGCTGCCGGTGTATGGGAGTTTGCTGATCAAGACCAGGGTGTTGCTAATATCCTCTCAGCTTTTGAGATTACTGGCAACATTCCACAGGTTGAAGTTAAGTTTGAGAAGACAGCCGTTGAAGCTGGTACCCGTCGTTTGGGTGCACGCTGGTCTGTCGAGCTTGAGCAAGACCTCAAGAACATGAACGGTATCGATGTCGATGCTGAGATCACGAATGCTATGTCATACGAGATCCAAGCTGAGATTGACCGTGAAATGCTCA